AACTCCGGCACCAACCCCAGCTCCTAGACCTGCTCCAGTTTATCGACCTGCACCTCAACCGGTAGCAGCTCCAACACCGGCACCTAGACCAGCTCCAACACCGGCACCTAGACCAGCTCCAACACCTGCACCAGTATTAGAAACTAGAAATGTTCGTGCTGAAACTATTAGACAAAATAGAGAAAACAATAGGGGTGACTTAGATAGAGGTGGTTATGGACCTCCGGGGGGTGGCTTTGACTATGGTAATATTCCCGGAGCACCTACTCCTGCGCCTACGCCAGCACCGACTCCTGCACCTACGTCAGCACCTACTCCTGCACCTACGCCAGCACCAAGAGATGTTCCAACTATACCTACTCCTATTAGTGAATCTCCATCGGGTACTGTAAGTCCTGCTGCAAGAGAAAGAGAATTTAGAGTTGATGAGTCTGCTAAACGTCAAGAGGATATAGCTACAGGTAAACTTGGAATAGAAGAATTAGGTTTAAAAGCAGAAGCTGCTACAGCTACTGTAAGTGCTGATGAAATTATTGACAAAGAAGACCCTAAATTTAAAATAGACCCGACAGGAATACCATTAGACTCAGCAGAATATCAAGCTAGAGTTGGTGCAGACGAACAAGTTAGACAAGGAGTAAGAGCTCCCGATGTTGGAGCACCACAACCTATTACAACTTCAAAAATTGAAGATGTTGCTCAGATTGATAAAGCTCCAGACTTAGAAGCTGCTCAAGGTCAAGTATCAGATGAAGCTATAGCTCAAGCTGCTCAAGTAGATAGAGTTAAACCTATTGAAGGTGCAGAAGTAGAAATTATACCAGGTGCATTAACTGAAAGAGTTGTAGGTGTTTTAAGTCCCGAAGCTAAAGCTACTGCTGCAGAAAATGTTGGTTCTTCTTTAGCAAGAGTTACAAGAGCTAAAAAACAATTAACTAATGCAGGTTTAAGTGAAGAAGATATAACAGAGCTTGGTAATGACCCCGAATCTTTAGAAGCTAGGCTAATGGAGTTTAGTGAAACTCAACGAGGAATTATTGAAGGGCTTCCAGAAGAAGCATTAGTCTCTAATCAGTTAGATACATTAATTAATGGTATTGAAGAAGGTAAGATTCCTACATGGGCTAGACCTGCTGTTGCATCAGTAGAAAAAATGTTAGCTCAACGTGGTATGTCTGCATCTACTGTAGGTAGAGATGCCTTGTTCAATGCTATTATAACATCAGCTATGCCTTTAGCTCAAGCAAATGCTCAAGCTATACAAGCTAGTGTAGGACAACAAAAATCTATTGAAGCTCAAGAAGCAGAAGCAAATGCTGCAAGAGCTCAACAAACAGGACTACAAAACGCACAAACAGTATTTCAAATGGACATGGCTCAGTTTAATGCTGACCAACAAACAGCATTATCTAACAGTAAGTTCTTACAAACTGTAGGAATAACAGAAGCAAACTTTGACCAACAATCTACAGTTCAAAATGCTTTACTTATGTCTCAAGCTAATTTAGCAGAAGCAGATTTTTATCAGAAATCTCAAATACAAAATGCTCAAGCATTCCTACAAATGGATATGACTAACTTAAATGCAAAACAACAAACAAATGTTTTACGAGCTCAACAAGAACAACAAGTACTGTTGAGTAATCAAGCAGCAGAAAATGCAGCAAAACAATTTAATGCTGCTAGTGAAAATCAAACACAGCAGTTTATGACAAATTTAAATACTCAAGTTAAATTAAACAATGCTCAACGTAATGATGCTATGCAACAGTTTAATGCTGTACAAGCAAACCAAGCAGAAGCTAGAAGAGCTCAACGAGAAACAGATGTAAATAAATTTAATGCACAATTAGCAGCTAGTGTAGACCAATACAACTCACAACAAACTTTTGCTAGAGAACAGTTTAATGCTCAAAACTCTTTAGTTATTGAACAAAGTAATGTTCAGTGGAGAAGAGGTATTACTAAAGCTAATACTGCAGCTCAACAACAAATTAATATGCTTAATGCTCAACAAGCTTATGGTATTACAACTCAAGCACAAGCTGCTTTATGGCAAGAAGTACGTGATGAGTTTGATTATATTTGGAAGTCTGCAGAAAATGCAGCTAACAGAGAAACGAATATAGCTGTAGCAGGTATGCAAGGTGAAAATTCAGCTTTAAAAGGTCCGACCTATATGACTAGACTAGAAAACTTTTTAGCATTATTTGACCCAACAGGTTAAAGGAGAAACTATGTTTAAGAAATTTATAAAAAAAACATTTAAAGGAATTAAGAAAGTACTTAAAAATCCAGGTAGAGCTTTAAAGAAAGGCTTGGGTGAAATTGGTAAAGCTTTTGGTAAGCTTGGTCCAATAGGTACACTTGCTCTTACTCTTATGCTGCCGGGGCTGGGAGCTGCGTGGTCAACGTTTGGCACGTGGGCTCAAGGACTCAGTGGTCCTTTAGGGGCTGTCATGAATGGTATTCGTGTTGCAGGTAATGCTGTTGGAAGTGTGTATGGAAAAGTTACAGACTTAGTAAGTGGTACTTTAAATAAAGTAACCGGAGGTTCTTTTGCAAGACCGGGAACTGCTGGATATGTAGAAGGAGCATCAGATAAGCTATCAAACTTTGTAGGAAGAAAGCTAGACGACTTTAGAATGAAAGTAGGATTACCTACAGCAAACATTACTCCCGATACTGCTATGGCAGATGCTACAAAACTTGGTGAAGACTTACAAACAAAAGGATATACTGATAGTGGAGTTCCTAAAACTGTGGAAGCTAACGTTGCTTTAAAAACTGACTCTTCATTATTAAGACCGTCTACCACAGCGATTACAACTCCTGACCCACTAAAAGCTAAAGACTTAAATTTATCTTTTGAAAATGTTGATATACCTAAACCTAATCTTGATTTAGTTAAATCACAAGGACAGACTGTAGATGTTATTACTGGTTTTGATAAAAAAGTATCTTATATTGGAGACAACGACCTTGAGTTAGTTGAATTAACTCCTCAAACTACAACTGTTGCTAGAGGAACTTTAACAAAAGACCAAATATATCAAAACAAAAGGTTAATGAATTATCAAAGAAATTTACAAAGAGTTAATAAAGGCTATATAGATATGGTTGCAGATAATCCAGCAGCTACACAGTTTGATGTATTACAAAAAGAAGCAATGCAGTTAAGTAAAGTTGCGGGTGGAGCAGCAGCATTACAAGGAGATACTTCAGATGAGGGTACAGGATATCAGCAACCAATAGAAGTAACTCCACTATCTACAGACGTTACTACATCTAATGATTATACTAGAGCTTATGCTGACCAATTTGCTCAAGCAGGTTATATGGGTCCTCAAAATATGCAAGGCTTTGCAGATGCTGGTTTTTATGGTGGAGACCCGTTTAGTTTTGGTCAAGCTTTAAGAGCTAACTCTGTACCAATTCCACAATCAACTATTAGGATGGGAGTTTAAGATATGCAAGAACAATTTATGAATCAAGCAACTGCTGATAAGTTAATTAACTACACTGGCCCTATTCCTGGACAAAGTTTAACAAACAGCCCAGACCAAAAATATCCTTGGGAATCACCGCCACAGCTTACAAACAGACGTGAAGCAGAACTTTATATCTTAGAAGAACTAACAGATAAAGAAAAGTTTATTGCTTTAACAGATGCTATTTCTGATGGTATTCCTATTGATGTTATGACTAGAACTTATTTATTAAGTGGTTACAGTCGTGGGTTATGGGATGTTGATTTAATGATGTTACTTGTTGAGTCTGTTGGTTTTATTATTATGGCACTTGCAGAAAAAGTAGGGCTTCGTTATGAACTTTATGCAGGAGACGATGAAGAAGATGCTGCTGAAGATGTAAATCAAGATTCAAAATTAGAAGAAGCATCAGACTTAGTTAGGGATGGAATTAAAAAGATTTCTTTAAAGAGCTTAAAACTTCCAACGGGTGAAACACAAGAAATACAACAAAAGATAGAAGAAATTCCAGAAGAAACAATACAAGAAGTAAAGGGATTATTAGACAGACCCGAACCAACAGAAAGAACAAGTTTATTAGGTAAATAATTATGGCAAGTCAATACACAAAAGATATAACAAAATCTAAAGTTTACAAACAAGCAACCAGACAAGATACAAAACTTATTGATGAAGTTATTCAAGGTCTTGGAGTTGTTAAAAAGTTTGGACAATCTAAAGTTGCTGATAACATAGCAAGATTACAAGAAGAAAAAGTATTTGATGCTCAAAATAAAAAAAATCAACTAATGCAACTTAATAAGTTTAGTGAGTTAGAAACAGATTTGCAAGATAATTACGGTGGAGACATAGAAGCTTTTTCTAAAGCTAAAGCTAAAGAACTACTAGACCAAAGAGCTTTGTTAAATTTACCTGTAGCTGATACTGAAAAACAAAAACTTACTGTATCATATCCAGATGAAGCTTATGGTCCAACTTTAACAGATGCTTCTAATGCTTATAAAAAGAATTTTATGTCTTTAAGAGAAAGACTTAATGAAGCGGGTATTCCTTACACAGCAGATGCTGCTAAACAAGGTGCGTTTATTGATGAAGCTTATCAAAATATATTTAATAATGTAAGCAGAGCAAACAACTTTAATGTTATGAAAGGCATGGGTAGTTTATTTAGAGGACAAGGATTAAACTACACAAGTGCTGCAGACTTAAAGAAAAGTTATAATGAAAATATTTCTAAATCAAAACTTTCAGAAATTGACAGTTTAAATAAAGACTTAAAAGCTATTTATACTTTTAGTCCCGAGCTTACGGATAAGATTGCAAAGACATTAAAAAATGCAGATATTAGAAAAGATGTCACAACAAAGATAGGAACAAGACAAAAAGAAACTATTACAGATTCTGTAACAGGACAACAAAGAATTGTTAATTATATTATTAATAGTGTATCTTGGACAGACTTAGATGGTAAACCTCAATATGAAGAAATAAGAACAAATTTACCAGACGACCCTTATCAACAAAAACTTGCTCCAATAGCTGAACAAGCTCTTTATGCATCGTTATTAGAAAATGTAACTGGAGCTGAAGAAGAATATTATAGATTAATTAACAATGAAAACTATTTACCAGAGTATGCCTATAAAGCTTTAGATGGTAAATTTAAAAAATCTTTTTCTCAAGTAGATGCTGATAGTTTTAGAAGAGAAAATTTTGCAAAAATAGAAGAAGCATATAATTTATATCGTGATGATAATTTTTTTACAACTGATGCTCTTGGTAATAAATCTCAAAAAGCAGACTTAACTGCTTATTTAGCAAACCCAACTCAAGCACCTAAACCTTCTTATTACAAAACATTAGATGAATATGTAAATCAATTTGTACCCGTAGAAACAAGGGTAAACAAAAGTAATGTTATTGGTGGAGATATTGCAATCTTAGATTATAACTTAGCAAACAACTCTGATTGGAGAGAATATGCTGATAGCTTTGAAGGTAAAAAAGATTTACGAGAATTTAAAGATGCTGTTATTTCTAATGAAACTTTCTTAGAAGAATTAAAAACAGAATTTGAAAACGGTGACCGTTCAAGAGTTGACTCACTAGGTAACTATTTCCCAAGAGGTAATAATGCCCCTGCGTTTGGTCCTGCACAATTAGAACAAATGGGACTAGGCAGTATTTTACAAGGTAATCAAGCTCTTGGTTATAATGTAGTAGAAGACCAAGTTGTTATTAAAAGTTATCAACCTATGATGGTTGAAGAGCCTGAAGTTGAAGAAGAAAAAACTTGGTTGCAATCTTTAAATGAAGTTCCTTATATTGGTAAAGTAACTCAATTTGCATTAGGCGATGAATTAGATATTATAGATGCAACTTGGTTAATTCCTGGTTATGGTTTAGTTAAAATAGGTGGAAAACTTGCGGGGAAAGCGTTAGTAAATGCTGCAAGTAAAAAGGTATTAGGCGACCCTAAAACTAAACAAATGATTACTAATTTATTAGACCAAAGAAAAAAAGGAAATCTTTTTGGATTTAACAATAAAAAATCTTATGATAATTGGTTTAGTGGTTTAACAAGTATAGAACAAGCTATTGTTCAGTCTATTAGTAAAAACGGTAAGGCAATGGAGTATGGTAAGTTTACTAAAAACTTTGCTAAAATTAAAGGTGCTCAATTAGCAGGTTATGTTCCTTCAATGAAAACAATGGCTAAATGGGGAATACCAGTAGGAGCAGCAGTTGTTATGGGAAATGCTGCACAAGGAGAATCCGAAACAGAAACTGAGGAATAATTAGTGGCAATAAAACTTACCACTCTTGGAGAGCTTTCGCAAACACCACAAGCTGTAACTCCAAGTTTACAACAAACTAATATACCAAAACTTGTTACTACAGGTAACTTGACAAGCCCTGCACGTTCAAAAGCATTAAGCGAACAACAAGCTGTAAAGTATGCAATGAAAATGGGTATGTCAGATTCTTCTAGAGGACTTCAACAAATCTATGCAAAGCTAACTAAAAAGTCTAGTTTATTAGATACTCTTAAAGATAAAGATGAAAAGTTAAAAGCTATCTTTGAAAATCCTGAGTATGGTGATAAAGCATTTCAATCTTATTTAGGTTCAGCAATTGCATTAGACCCTGTAGGGTGGATACCTTTAGCAGGTTGGATAAAAAAATCTAAATCTTTATCTGATGCTGCTAAGTACGGAGCAGGGCTAGGTGGGGCTTATGCAGGTATGTCTTATGTTGGTGAGGGAGAAAGCAGACTTTTAAATGCAGCCACAGGTGTAACAGCAGGTGGTGTGTTAGGATTAGGTGGTGCAGCAGTTGCACGAAGCATAACTAAAGCTTTAGGTAGAGAGCCTATAATTCCATCCTCGTCTGATATTCAAAAAAGAAATGTTCAAGACAGAGCTTTACTAACTCAACAAGGCAAAGCTTTAACTCCTGAAGAAATAGAAGAAGCAGCTAGTAAAGCTGTTGCCGAACAACAAAGTCAAAAGGCTGATGTTATGGGTGAAGACATAAAAAGTTTTTACGCTAATGTAGCAGGAGATAAACTTTGGGATGTGGCTGTACAAAATTGGGGTTCTGGAATTGTAGGTGTTGCAGCCGGTGTAGGTGGATACAATGCATTTAATGACCCCGAAGCTACTGAAGCTCAAAAGATTATAGCTGGATTACTCTTTGCTCTTGGTGGTGTTAGTGGTACTAAGGCTATATCAAAAATATCTACTGAGTCTGGAACTATAGGAGATATTATGTCAAGAGGTATAGTTGATAACTATGGTTTACCTCAACGATATACTGATGTGTTAAAGGCAAGTACAGGAGAGGTCAATACTCTTGCAACACAGTTTGCTGAAATTGTAGAAGAAACACAAACACTTACACCCGAACAAAGAAAAGTCTTAAATGGAATGATAACTGGTGAGATAGATGATGTTCCAGAGCTAGTCGGTTTTTCTGCTAAAGCACGTAATGTTATTAAAAAAGCTGGACAAGATATGGTAGATGCTGGTTTGCTAAGTCAAGAAGTGTTTAATAAAAATGCTGATACTTATCTTAAAAGAACATACGAAAAATACTTAAGTAAAGATATAAGTAAAAAGGGTTATCAAGCAGCTCGTCAAATAAAATTAATTGGTGATGAGTTAAGGGCTAGAGGAATTAAAAATACTAAGAATATTACTAAAGCAGCTTATGCTAGAAGTTTAAAACCAGGTAGTAAAAACTTTGGTATCTATGATGATTATGAAGTTGTACCTTTAACATCTACAGTTAGCAAAGTTAGTTATCAAAAGATTCTTAATAAAGTTGAAAAGCAACGTAAAGATAATATTGCAAACTATAAACTAAATGAAACAGTTACAGATGTTAGGGATTGGAAAGTTTTAGCAGATGATGGTGAGCTTGTTAAACTTGAAAGCACACAAAAAATTAGTTTAAGGAAAGATTATACAAAAAAACAACGTCAAGAAATGGGTGAGATTGAAGATGCTTCTTTCAATATTGCTGAGACAGGTCGATTAATGACCAACGATTTAACAACGTTTAAAATCTATGAGAACATAGCTAAAGATGATGTTCTTTCCTTAAGTCGATTAGGCTTTGAAGATAAAATATCTAAAGGATTAATTCAAGCAGACGATTGGGTACAAGTACCTCAAGATGCTTTAAACCAAACACTAAAAGTACAAGGTAAACCTATAAAAAAATATGGGCAGTTAGCTGGTAAGTATGTACCTAAAGAAGTTTTTGATGATTTAACAAGAATACAAAGATTAAAAGAAGATGGTGATGGTGTACTCAACGGATATCTTGCAGTTAATAGACTTTGGAAAAAAACAAAGACTGCATGGAATCCAGTTGTGCACGTTAATAACACTGTATCAAATGTTATTCTTTATGATTTAGCAGATGCTAACTATAAATTTATGGGCCGGGGATTTTCAGAACTACAAAAAGGTTTACGTAAAGATAAAGATGCAACGTTATTTAAACTAGCTGATGAGCATGGTGTATTTAATTCAGACATGTTAAGCCGAGAGCTAACAAAACAGAGCTCAGAAATTGGTGATGATATTCTTAGAAAACTTTCAGATGAAACAGCACCTGAGATTATTAATGCTCAAAAATATTCAGCAGGAGTTTTTGGAAAACTAAGCAGTAAAGGATACGATATGACAGTTGGTAAGCTTGAAAAGTTTTATCAGCTTGAAGACCAAGCGTTTAGAATGGGATTGTTTATGGACAGACTTTCTAAAGGTATGAGTCCCGCAGAAGCTGCAGCAGATGCTAAAAAATGGTTTATTGATTATGATATTAATGCTCCCTTTATTAATGCAATGAGAAGATTTCCAACACCTTTTCTTTCTTATACATATAGGGTTATTCCTTTACTAGCTGAAGCAGCAATTAAAAGACCTTGGAAGTTTGCTAAGTGGTCATTAGGTGCACACCTATTAAACGAAGCAGGTAAGACTTTTGGACCTGGTGATGAAGAAGCTGAACGTGAAGTGATGCGTGAAGAGATGAAACAAAAGTTATTTGGAATGCCTTTTCTCCCATCTACTACTATTAAGTTACCTTTTGCATCAGAAAGAAGAACAGCAAAGGGTGAAGAGATACCTTTGTATATAGATGTAAAAAGATTTATACCAGGTGGTGATGTATTTACTGTTGGTGAAAAAGGTATTGGTATACCTCTTCCATTTACGGATGATAGGTCTATAAAACTTCCAACAACTTTAACACCTAGCTTTGGTGCTATTGGTGAAATTATGATACCTATCATGACAGGAGTTGACCCTTTTACATTGCAAAAGATTGAGGGTCTAGGATTAGGTAATGATGATGCAGTTAAATTACAACACATACTTAGTCGTTTAACTCCTAACATACCTAGCACAGCTTTCTCTGTACCATTATTTACAGCACTACAAAAACCTAGTGCTGATATGACAGCTATTGATAAGTATGACCCATTCGGTGAAACATTTGGTTCTAAGAAAATTGTTCAAGCTTTTAGAAGAGCTAAAGAAGGTACAGAAGCTCAGTATGGTACAACTTATACACCCTTTGAAGCTATTATGAGTGTGTTTGGTTTTAAACTACAGCCTACAGAGGTCTCAAAGTTACTAGGTATTAAGGGTGCGGAGTTTAGAAGATTCTATGCAGCAAGTAAAAAAGCTGTAAATAAAATACAAAAAGATTATGGTCAAGGAAAACTTAGTAAAGATGAAGCTGAACAAGAACTAGACGAACTTTACAGAAACTTAGAAGACGAAGTTAATAGATTTAAAACTATAGCAGACACTAGACAACAAAATGTTAGAGGTGGTTACATCGTTCCTCAAGTTAAAGACGACCCTAAGACTAGGATTAATCCGTTGACGGGTGAGCCTTACGAAGAAGAAGAAGAAACTAGAACACCCCGTCAAGGCTTTATAGTTGGTGGTATGGCTCAAAGTGAAGTGACTGGGACTACTCCTTTAGAGAATGAACTGTATGCACTGCAACAACAATCAGAAGTAGGACTACCTCAAGAAGATGAGTATGGTGGTATGGAAAAGAAAAAACGGGGTGTTAAACGTTTAGGCTTTGTACATGGTGGTAAACACAGTGTACAAGAAAACAAATTAGATATTTATAATCATTTAAAAGAAAAGGGTTTAAGAACTGAAGCTATTGTTGGAATTATGGCTAACATAGATAAGGAAACAGCCATACAAAAAAGCAAAGGATTACCTTATGAAGGTACTTTTAGTTACAAACAACAAGAAGTAGGCAATAGTAAACTAGGTAAAGGGTTGTTCCAACTTACAACAAAAGCACATAAAAACGGATATCAACAATTTTTAAAAGATAATAATTTAAAAGATTCTAATGAATCTAATCTAGATTATTTTTTAGATACTATTATGAATTCTAAAAGTAAAATGAGAAATCATATTGGTAGCGGTAACTTAGACACTTTAAGAAAACTTTTTGAAACAGGAACAACTCAACAAATTACTGAAGCTATTAACAATAAATGGTTAAAACCAGGAACTTATGGCGACTACAAAAAAAATCCAAATGATGGTGTGGCTGAAAAAGCTCATTTAAGAAATTTACAAGATAGAAACAAGAGAGCTCAAAAATTAAGTGAAGAAGTAAAATTATTTGAAACACAATCTAATTTTGTTTTAGAAAAAGATTTACGTTATTTACCTAGTAATGTTACTTCAGTATTAAAAAATTATATTAAAAAAAATGGAAAAATATATTTACCTATAAAAGAAGGAACTAGTTTAAAGAAAGAAATAGATGCTGAAAAAATGAGTGAAGCTGCTTTAAGAAATGACCCACAAGGTAGAGGGTTTCATGGTGGAGACCCAGAATATGACCCACGTGTAGTAACTAATGACCGTTTTGAAATAAGAGGTAGAGAAGGTATAGATGAGTACGGTACAAGACCAAAAATTTATAGAGCAACTGACCCAGACTCTGCTGTTTTTAACACTAAATACTCAGTAAAAGATAAATCTTTAGGACAGTTTGACGAAGATAGTCCTGCTATTCTTGGAGCATACATGCCAAAAGACGATGAGTTATTATTAGCATCGACTAAAGACAACTCAATGAAAAAAATTACAGAGCCACATGAGTATATGCATAGAGGAATGCAATCTGATAGAAGTAATCCTTTAACAAGATTGGCTAGAGGAGTAGATGCTGCAGTTTACAAAACTACTGGTGGTAATTTGTTTGATACTTATGCAAGTGTAGACCAACAACATGATTATATTCATGACGTTTTTGATGAACGAGAATATGCAGATAGAGCAAGACAAATAGAAAGAATGACACCCGAACAACGAACAAATTATAAACGTTACCTTGAAGCTGAAAGAGATAAACTAAAATAATAATGCTTTTATACACAGAAAAACAACTAGACACAGCATATCGTATAGACTGTAAAGCCCGTACAAGATGTAACGAACCTTGGTTAAAACGTGAAGACTTCCGGCCCTTATACGAGGACTTAATAGAATCTTTTATGATTGCACATAACGAAGATAATATATTAGGGGCTAATGTTCCTAAATATTTAATAGACTCTGTTAACGATTTACTTGAATCAACTTTAACAATAGATACATAATATGTTCCCCTTTGAAATTATAACAATGCTTGGCTCAACTCTTCTTAGTAGTTTATTAAGTCTATGGTCTCAACGTATGAAGGCTAAACAAGATGAGCAGAAGATGTTGATTACAAGGGGCGAGTTCCAACTTAAAGCTGTAGAGTCTGCAAGGAACGTACAAGATAAAGGCTTTCAATGGACAAGACGTGTCATAGCATTATCTGCAATCTTTGCAATCGTTATACTACCTAAACTGGTAGCTGTTTACTATCCAGATGTAGATGTAACAGTAGGATACACATTATTTCAACCGGGGTTTTTATTTTTTACAGATGGTAGAGATGTATTTCAATGGGTAACCTTTCAAGGCTTGGTAATAACACAACTAGATACAAACCTTGTATCAGCAATTATAGGTATGTACTTTGGTGGTAGTTTAGTTAAGAAATAAAACAGTTACTTTAAAACGTTTAACTCTCTTTGAAAGAAGTTATGTAAGTCAGAAAGTTTATACTTTCCGTTTCTTAATATAGATTTAATTACATCTCTCTCGTCTAGTGGAAATATTTCATCCACCATTTCGAGGGGTAACATACTAAATTCAGTTACTATTTTATTATCTCGTGTCAACAAAACTTTAAAGCTTACTAAGTTTGCTTCATTTTTATTAACCATTATTACTCTCCAATTTTGAAAAAGTTATTTTATCTTGTCTACCTCTTAACCCAGCCTTCATATAAGAAGTTGCCCGGCCCTCAAAAAAGTTTTGATGCTCTACACCCATTACTTCGTCTATCCATTCTAAAGGATTCTCACGTTGGTCATAATTTGTTTTAAGACCGAGCTGTAACAATCTTCTATCAGCTATGTATCTGTTGTAAGCATACATATCTTTTTTTGTTAGACCCTCAAGGTCTCCCATTTCAAAAACTAAATCCAAGAATTTATCTTCTAACTCTACCATTTCTCTACAAATTTGGTAGAGTTCTCCTTTAAAATCATCGGTCCATATTTCTATGTTTTCTTTAATAAACTCTCTGAACAATTTAGTCATGGCTTCAACGTGCATAGACTCATCTTTAATTGAATAGGTAACTATCTGTCCCATACCTTTCATCTTACCAAACCTTGGGAAGTTTAACAAGATTGCAAAGCTTGAGAACAACTGTAGTCCTTCTGTAAAGGCTGAATAGACTGCTAAAGTTTTAGCAATAGTTTTTTTATCAGACTTAAGAGGTTTGAAATCTCCAACATAATCATGTTTGTTAGCCATTTCTTCATACTCTGAGAAAGCTTTATACTCTATCTCAGGCATACCAACTGTATCAAGAAGCAAACTATAAGCATCTTGATGTATTGATTCCATGTTAGCAAAAGAACTCATCATCATTCTTGCTTCAGGTTTTTTAAACAAAGGCATGTACTTGTCAATATAACCTGCACCCACATCAACATCTGATTGAGTAAACAATCTGAATATTTGTGTCAATAAATGTCGTTCTGAATCTGTAATATCTTGCCAATCTTTTACATCTGTATGTAATGGTGTTGACTCTGGCATCCAGTGCATTTGATTTTGTAACTTGTAATACTCGTACATCCATGGGTATTCAAAAGGTTTGTAGTAGTCTCTTGGGTGTAGTAAGCTCATATGTTCTCCTTGTTAAATTTCTTAACTAAATATTTAAAATTTTCAATTACGTATCCTGCGTAATCTTTTGTTTTTGCGAATGGATTATTATTTTCATCACAATAATCTAACCACATCCTACTTGTAAAGCCAGAAAACTTCTGACTAAACACCTTATCAAATTCTGATTGTTTCATTTATCCCTCACATGCGATACATTCAGCATCATCTAATTTAATACGCTGAACTTTAAGATTTACATTTTCTACACTACGAGCAGCGTTAGACCGGAAGTAGTATAAAGATTTAAGTTTGTTCATCCCATACCAATGAACATCACTAACGTACTGCATGTATTCATCATGAACTTCTTGTGACTCAGTTGCACTTGGAAGTGTAAAAAAAAGATTAACAGACTGCGATTGACATATAAACTCTTGACGTTTAGCTGCATGTTCTACAATCCATATCTGGTCTATCTCATTAGCAGTTTTAAATACTTCTTTTTCTTCATCAGTTAATATATCAAGATGCTGTACTGAACCTTCATGAGCTGCAATGTCTTTCCAAACATCTACCAACTCTTGTTTTTTTATTCCTTTATCTTGCAGTAACTCTTCTAAGTATTTATTTTTAACTTGGAAAGAACCACTGAGAGTTTTGTGCGTATAAACGTTAGCACGATAGGGCTCAATCGAAGGAGATGTACCACCACAAATAATACTAGAAGAAGCGTTAGGTGCAACAGCGAGTAAATGAGCATTACGAGAGCCACTACCGTTGATATCAGGTGACTCACCACGTTCATCAGCAAGTCGTCTAGTTGCTTCCACTGCGTGTTTTTTAATGTGTTTAAAAGCTTTGTAATTAAACCCTGTAGCATAGATACCTTCAAAAGGTATGTTGCGTGATTGGAGATACGCATGGAAGCCCATCGCACCGAGACCCAACGACCTTTCTCTGTAAGCAGAGTAGGCAGATTTAGTAAAACTTTTTTTACCTTCTTTAATATTTTTTTTGAACCTTTTAAAATTTGCATTGTATTCTCCTAAATTATCTGTATCAATAGCGTTATCAATGTAGTGTTGAAGTACATTATCTAACATGGTTATTAAATCATCTATAAACATTGGATTCTCTGACCAATCATCAAAGTGTTCTAAGTTTACTGAAGATAAACAACATACTGCTGTTCTTTCTTCGTTTGTAGGAAGAGTAATCTCAGAACAAAGATTGCTCTGCTTGATTTCCAAACCTAAATCTTTTTGGTTTTTAGGTAAAGCTTCATTACATGTATCTATATTAACCATGTAAGGTTCACCTGTTTCTGCCCTAGCGTTTAATATTTGCCACCATAAGTCTCTAGCTTTTACTATCTTAACAGCTTCATTAGTTTTAGGGTCTATCAATCTAAAGTCTGCATCTTCTTCAACAGCTTTTAAAAACTCATTGGTAATGTTGATACCGTTGTGAAGATTAAGATTCTTTCGATTGATATCACCACCAGATTCTTTACGCATGTTAATAAACTCTTCAATCTCCGGATGAGAAATATTTGTATACGCTGCATAACTACCACGTCTTGTTGTTCCTTGATTAAAGGCTAACATTTCTGCATCAACGACATGCATAAAAGGAATAGAGCCTGTAGATTTACTTCCTCTAGAAGTAGAAATACCATTACTTCTAATATCTCCCCAATATCCACCAATGCCACCACCAGAACTTGCGAGGTTTGCGTTTTCTTTAAAGTGGTCAGTTAACTCATCAATTGAATCTCCAACATAATTTAAAAAACAACTAATAGGAAGACCTCTTGTTGTTCCTCCGTTAGAAAGTATCGGTGTTGAGAACATAAACCAAAGGTTAGAAGCATAGTGATACAATCTTTGAGCTAATTCAAAATCTGTATGCCCTTTGTAAGTTGCTCCGAAGACTGCTGCTCTAGCAAATGCTTCTTGTGCATGTGTTTCTTTATCCCATAAGTATCTATCTTTTACTGTGTCAAGACTAAACTTATCTAGTAGAGTTTCATTACTGTAATTAATTTTAATACCGAGGTATTCTTTAATTCCTGTTTTATTTTCAATCATTGTTTGTTTCCATGTCGTGTATGTTTAACATAATTATACCATAGTGTAATATTTTTAATATATCTTTTCTGTTCTTTCCTTCTTTATTTCCGTAGCGTTTAGCGTACTTCATAATATTTCCAATACAAAAACCTTCCCCATGTCCAGAGTCAACAATTATATCTGTTGCTTGGTATTTATCAGAAGCATAGTGTTCATTATATGTACCATCAATGTATGCTTTAAGTTCTTGTAGTATATATCCTTCGTTAAATTTATAGCTCATCACTTCTCCAATCATCCGGTAGTGTATCTTCACTGTACCATCTAAAATTATTTGTTTCAGCCCACTCAGCATGGGTTCGTTTTGTTCCATCCTTTCTTACCTTGGCTCCTGGCATAGGAGAGAAAGGCTTTTGAAATAAGAAGACTAACTCCATATGTTCTGGTAAAGCTTTTCTAATCCAAACATATTTACTATACTCAGCGTGGTCCCAGAACCGGCCTTTAGCTTCTAGTAAAATAGTTTTATCTTGAAATGTTTTAACAAAATCTACTTCATATTTTTTGTCAATAATATATTTGATAGCTTCAAAGTGATGTGCCCAATCTTTTAAAATTGTTTGGTGTATATTATATTCCCATGTACTATCATAGCCTTTAGGAACATTAACCTTTTTAGGTCTGGGTTTTCTTGGTACTCTCTTAGGCATTAGTGAACTACCCTATCTAGTTTGTCTTCAACATGTGCAGCTAACAAGGTTGATAAGTTTTGTAGTGTTTGGTTATCAAAACCATCTAGTGATTCACCTTCTTCTTTTAATACTTCACCCATAGCTATGATTGCTTTTTCTAAATCAGATTTCATTTGTTAAGTCCTTGACAGTTATGTCGTTTAAGTTTTTAGTTTTAATTAATTTTTTAATTTTTTGAATAATCCATTTCAAAGAAAATGATGATAACATAAATTTACCATTGGCAAAAACATGTGTTTCTTTTGGAACTAAATCATAAGCTTGTTGTAATGTAAGTTTGTTTGCTTCTTCTTCTGGGATTAAAGTCTTAACCCAATCAACTAATAAGACTAAAGATTTTTTTCTAATTGCTTTTGCTTTTCTACCATTCATAGTATCTCCTGAACATTTGGAACTTTTTGTACATCAGTAAAGTAAACTGGCCCTTTAGCATATTCAAAAACTCGTAAGCCTTGACCATCATTTGATTCTTTATGACACTCATGTTTGTAAGGACACCAATTACATTCTCTTGCAAGTTTCATATTACCACTCTTACCTTCGGGAACAGGGTCATAACAAAAGATAGGTGGTGTTTTTCTTTTAATAATTTTCTTGACTGTTTTAATTTTATCTTTGATGTTAGGTTTATCTAACTCTTCTGGTTTAAATAAAGTTAGCTCTCCGGATTCTTTATTTAAAACCAAGAACCCACCTTTAGATGTTTGTTCAGCTTCTTCATACCCAGCAAGTTGGGCTAAGTATCCAAAGGTATCTGACTCTACAAGAGTACCATCTTTAAATTTCTTAAAAGCAAAACCAGAAGCAGTCTTTACATCTACTACTTCACCATCTATCTTACAATCCATGTGACCTTTGATACCACTAACTGATACTTCTTTTTGTTGTGAGTCTAGCTTATGTCCAGATAGTTTAACGAAAAATAAAACCAATACTTCTAACAAGTGTCCGTATAAAAACTTAATCAAAGTACTAGGTTCAAACTCAGTGATTCCTTCTTTCTTTAAGTTCATATCATACCACAACTGTCGTTGAGGTTTACCGATGTTAGACATACGAAGAGTATTAATATTAATTTTATCTGCACCTCTTGGTGTTGCCCATTGTTTTAAGGCATCAGCCATGTCTTCACCAAATACTTTTAAGTCTTTATCGGTTAGTTTTATATCCTGGCCTTTGGTTAAGGCTGAAATAGTAGAGTAAATATCTTCTACAACTGTATCAACTGTTTTCTTTTTTGCCATCTTCAAACTCCTTAAATGCTTTAATCACATCAGATGAGAAAAGCTTTTGTAAATTAACTAAGTACATTTGACTTGCGTTATGGTCTCCACCAGATACAGTTCTAAATGTATCAAGTTTATCAACAATAGTTCTAAGAACATCAGTCTTAAAAACAAGTGTACAATATTCATTGTCTCCAATACAAAGATTGTGAAACCAATAATCTGATTCAGTTGCTTTGATGCCAGAGGGTTTGCCATAGCTTTGATATTCAATTGCTATGTTGCCCGTCTTCATCCACATACCACGTTCAGATTTAACTTCTACCTTTTTATTGGTAAGCATTTCTGCTACTTTATCTTCTCTGATTGTACCATACTCTAAGTCTATATCAAACTTTTTTCTGTTTTCTTTAGTGGGTTTCATTTGAATTTCCTTTATTTAATAATACATCAACATAAGCTTGTATAGTATCTTTATTTTTTTCAAAGTTAATATATTCATCTGTATCTTGAATCCATTTTATACCTTCTCTATTTATAAACGGACAAAACTTTTCATCCTTGTAATGATAGTAAAGTAAGTAAAAATTTCTAGCTTTAGATTTATCGTCACCAATTACTGTACGAATATAATCATATTCATATCGAGGGTAACCATAATTTTTAAGACCAATTTTTTTAATATAAGATATATTATTTTCTTTTTCTAAATTTTTAATAAAAAATCTTTCATAAAAATCTTCAATACCTTTAGATAAATAATATTTTTTATTATTTACTTTAATGTTTTTATTACCAGAATTTAGTGACCACTTACCTGTAGTGTAGTAATATCTAAATTTATGTAACCGACTATAAATAGCTAAACTTTTACTTTTTCCAATAATATATTTAATATTATTACTGTCTAAAAATGATAAAACATAATCTAAAGGTTCTTCTAGCTGTCTTGTAAATTTTGGTTTGTAATTAGAATCTCTACCCGTGTATTTCCATTTAAAATTATTAGTGTGTTTCACTCCAATTTTCTCCTATCTTGTATTCACCATCCATAGGACAACGAAGCTTTAAATGTTCACCTGCTTTGATAAGACTATCAACAGCAAGTTGACCTGTAAATTCTGCTTGAGATTCTTTAACTTCTATCTGCCACTCATCATGAATGTTAGCAACAAACTTATAATCAATCGTGTTTAGTTTTAAAAGTTTTTCAAGTAAGACTAATCCTTGTTTCATAAGGATAGAACCACCACCCTGAAGTAAAGTATTTAATGCTGCATGTTTGTGTCGTAAGAATATTTTTCTACCGTCTACCCCTTTGAGGAATCCTTTCCCTGCTGCTCTTTCAATCCTTCCTTTAAGAGATTTAAATGCAGGGTTACCACTAAGAAAGCGTTCTCGCAATCTCTTACCTTCTTCTCTGTTTCCTTCAACAACGCTTCCAATCTTTTCATCTCCGGCCCCGTAAATGAGGGCATAGATGAAAGTTTTTGCCTGGTCTCTTGATTCAAGTCCTGCAAGGTTTTGGTTAGTCGTGTGAATGTCTCCATTAATAATTTCATTTATATAATCCTCGTCAGCCATGTAGTGTGCTAACATTCTTAATTCTAATTGACTTGCATCTACACCTACAAGTTTATATCCACTTGGTACAGTCCAACAAGACCTACACTCTTTACCATAAGGACTGTAAACAGCAGGTACTTGAGCCATGTTGGGACTTCTATGTGCCATGCGACCAGTAATTGTACCTAATGTTATAACACTAGCATGTACTCTACTATCTGTTTTACCCGTCAGTTCAACAGCATCTATCCAAGACTCAACTTGAGCTGCTCTTTTCTGTAGTAATAAATACTCAGCTATTAAATTAGCTTCTGGGATATGAGTTATTAGTTTTAATGTACCCTCATCTACAATAGGTTGACCCGTTGGAGTAAAACGTTTTGGTTTCCACCCAAAGTCTTTTAGATAATCTCCAATCTGTTGACGGGAACCTAAGTTAAACTCTTTTAATTCTTTTCTCATAAAAGGAGTAAGGTCTTTTGTTTTAACTCGTTCTTCGTATTCTATATTAGATAGACCAGATTTAGAAAGCTCACCATCTTTTTTAAGTTTAGGTTGTACTTCTTTAACATCGACCCACTTAGGTTTAAATGTTCTATGTACTTCTTCTTCAACTTCTTTTCTTCTTTTATTTAAAGAACTAAGTAAAAAGGTTGCTGACTTTTCATCAAAGTAAAAACCATTAACATGTTGGTCAGCAATTACTTTAGCAACAGAATGTTCAAGCTCAATGCATTGTTTAGAAAATCCAAGACTTTCTTTTCTTAGTGCTGCAAGAACTTTTTTATTTATAACAGTATCTACTTGACATCTCTTTAACATCTCCGGACTATACTGAGTCCAATCTGTATGCTCTACTTTTTGTACACCACCTAAACGATAACCCCATGCTTCAATACCATGACCTCCCTCTCTGGTGGGGTGGAAAAGTCTTGATAGGGTCAAGGTATCAAGAGCTTCTGTATGTTCATACAGGTCCACCCCTTTAAGTTTTTTAATAGCTGGTATATCAAAACCAATAATATTATGACCAATTATTTTATCAGCTTCAGCTAAAAATTTAATACCCTCATCAATTTGATGGGGTTCAAATGAATATACATTGTCATTCTCGTCTATAGCAACAATACAAAAGATAGTTGTAGCTGCCGGTCTTATAATTTCAATGTTCTTTTTAACTTCCTCATCCCAAACTTTTTCTTTGAAATCAAAAAGCAATCCATTTGTTTCTATATCAAAAACTAATTCCATAAATATTCCTAAAAAGGCATTAAGGTTTCTTCCTCATTGCTCATTAACTCTGCATCAGAGTATTCAGTTAAACGACCAGAGTCTTTATCATACACTAAAGATGTAGCCATTCCTACATCACCTGTATATCTTGACTTAAGTATACGAAGTTTTGTTGTCCTCGCTTCTAAATCATCATCGGATTGTTGGTTTCTTTCAAGTGCAATAACACAATCAGACAACTGTCCTATACTGTTAGACCCACGAAGATGAGAGAGACTTACTTCAACTCCGTTTTCGTGACCTTTGTTTCCATCAACTCTTCTCAAGTGAGATACTAATATTAATCCGGCCCCGGTTTCTTCAACTAAACTTCTCAGTCTAGTCATAATATTATCAATGGCTCTTCTTTCATCTCCTTCTGCTAATGCACTGACTAGCATGTGTAGATGGTCAACAACTACCCACTTGCAATCACATCCAACAATGAGATATCTAAGCTTGGCAAAGATATCATCTATCTCATTCGTTCCAAAGTGAGCATGAATAAATACTTTGTCATTAGAAAATATCTTATCAAACATATCCATGATAGTTTCTTTATCAAACTTATCTCTCTCTTGGTCTACGTATAATCTAGCGTTAGCTTCAATAGAAAGAATACCATCAACTGTGCGTTTCCAATCTTCTTCTAATGCTATGATACCTACATTATCATCAGTGTTTTTAACTAACCAATGTTCAAGCTCTCTAGTAATACTAGACTTACCAAGACCCGTTCCACCCGTTAAAGTTACGAGCTCTCCTTGTCTCAAGCCATATAGTTTTTTATTTAAACCTTCCCAAGGATAGGGAATGCTTTCTTTTCTTTCACGATTAAGAAACTCAGATTGTTTTTCTGATACACGAATGATACCACTAGGAGTATAAACCTTTGCATCCCACCAAGAACTAGTAAACTCTTTGAAGAGTCCCTTGTTCAACATGTCGTTAGCATCTTTGTAACCATTAGGTAAAGTTACTATCTTGGCTTTACCAGGTTTTAATATGGTAGCTACTTTCTTAGCAGCTTCTTGTCCCGGTTTGTCTTTATCAAAACAAAGCACAACATTATCAAAGCTTTCTACATACTCAAGGTTTTCTTTAATATCTTTTACTGCTGCTGCTGCACCTCTAACAACGGATACGACAGCCCACTTACTACCAAGTAGTTCATAGGCTGCCATAGCATCGCACTCTCCCTCCGTTATGGTAAGATACTTACCTCCCTCTTTGAATAACTGTTGACCGAAAAGTCCAACACCATTAGGTGATACATCAAAAGAAAATTTCTTATCTCTGACGTATCGAATTTTGTTAGACGTAAGCTCATTGTTAATATATAAAGGATATATATGTTGAGCTAACGTACCATTAGAGTCATATACAACTTTGACACCATACTTTTCAGCAGTCTCTTTTGCTATGTTTCTATCTGTTAACTTTGCGAACACACCACCATGTGCATTCAGTTCTTTTATTGTTTCTTTCATACTTGTTTTTACCTGGTTTGATTTGAATGTAGATTGTTTATCAATACTAGGAAAGAACTTATGACAACTAAAACATTTACCAGACCCATCCTCGTTGAGTGATAGGGCATCGCTACTGTCACATGATGGACAAGGCTGATGATACTTTACAAATTTTAAATTGTTTTCCATGTTTGACCCAAAAAAAAGCTAGGCACAGAATTTAATCTGTGTCCTAGCATGGTTAGAATTAAGATTCTTTTACTACTTTAGATTCATCTTCAATAGTATCAGGGTCGTCACCAACAAACTGACCTTTCTCATTACGAGCAGGGGCTGTTTCAACGATTGCTTCCTCTCTATCTTTTAGAAGTTCTTCTAAGTTAGCACGATGTGTACGACTTGCAAAGTCTAAGGCTTCAATGATAACTTGTAGGTTACCTACCTTTTGTACTATGACAGTAGCTTCTTGTTTAATACTATCATCGCTGATATTATTAACATCAAAGGTAGTAGAACCATCATCATTATTTATAGTAATAATCATTTAGAACTCCTCGCCACCTTCGATAGAATCAAACTCATCTCCGTCTCCGGCTTTATAAGAAATTAATTCTTCTACTTGCATAGCTTGAAAGTCCAAGCCCTTGAAAGTTCCAAACTTATTAGTGGCTTCCCACTCATTGTATTGAACTCTAACCTTAGAACCATTACCAACGTTTTCATCCATTGGAACTTTATCAGCATCCATTAGTAATGGTGCTTTACGAACCATTCCATTTGGACCATTGACTTTTCTTTTAAAGTTAATAGACCGACCAACAACTTCATCATTGACTATCAGGTCTTTAACCCTGAAGCCACGACTTTCAAAGTCATTTGCCACCTCATCACTTACTACTAAGTCCACTGTATAACAGGGTTCGAACTTGGTATTAGGTGTTCTTACACTAGCCCAATAGGCTATTCCTTGTTGTATTGCCATTTATTTTCTCCTATGGTTTGGCATTATTGCATTAGTTATTATACACTTGCTGACTAAAAAGTCAACCCCTTTCGTTGAATAAATCAACAAAACTTATTACATTATTAGATGGTAATGTGACTGTAAAACTATCTTTTCTTGGATTATAATTTACTTCATAACCAACCTTCTCTGAATACATATCTTCATAGTTATCAAGAGTAAAATCTAAAAAAATTCTGTACTCATCACGAGTTAAAATTCTTGTTTCGCTTTCTGTGTTCATATAAATATACATGTCATTTTCCTTAAATATTTATTGTAAAAGGTAGAGTACATCCTTGTACAGTTATCTCTCCTGGAAATTCTAATTCAGAAATATATTTATCGACTGCTCGTTTTAGTTTACTTGGAACTGCACCATCGTACCTTGTGTTTGTACTTTGGCCAGAGACAACATCATAAATAACAGTAAAAGATATTTTTTTGTTGATTGTAATTCGAGAAAGATAAGAATCAAAACTCCTTGTTGCCTTTGGTTTAGGACAAGGAACAACTTCAAGTTCTTTTGTTTCAGGCTGCCCAACAATTTGAGTTCCGGTTAGGACACCTAGTCCTCCATTAACTCCAATTTCTTCTGTTGTTTCAAGTTCAACAGGTTTTTCTAAAACAATAGGCATAGGTGGTTTGTTTAACTTCTCATCTAACTCATTTAAGATACGATAGATTTCTGAGTTTGTTTCATCCATAGAATCTAATCTATTTGATAACTCAACCAAAGAATTTCTATAGCTCTCTCTAGTAGATTCTATTAACTCTGCTTGTCTACCTACGCTTTGAAACTCTTCGCTGAGAGACAGGAAAGATTTATTCAACCTTGTAAGTCCTGCTTTATTTTTTTGTATATTGTCCATTGTGATGTTGACTGAGCTAACAATAGCAACCATCATTGCTATCATTACTGCACTAAATATTATTTTAAATTTCATTTTACGCTACCTCCTTAGTAGTCCACCATGTAGGTTTAGCTCTGTTCTGTTCCCACTTGGCATAGTGTTTTTCATTTATTACATATCTACGATACGCAACGATTGGGTCTTTGTG